ATCTATAACTACTGATGTAGGTTGCAAGCAGGCAGGAAACCGCATAGATGTCCAAGAAGACGGCGAGACTCGTCTTACGCTTGGCGGAACTGTAGCTGCCGGGGATTGGCTCGCTAGCGACGATTCCGGTAAGGGCATTGCTGTTACGGCAGGTGCAATTATAGCGCAAGCGAAAGAAAGCGGAAATCCCAATGAGGTTATCCGTGTAAACATAACCAGATTCACCAAACAAGCGGAGGCATAAAATGTCTGTAACAAATCAAAACTACGTGCTTACGGATGAGCAGACCGGCATGGTCATGAAATTCACAAATCGGGCGAATATAGCCGATCAGGTTATGCCGATTAAAAATCTTCGCACGAAATCAGCGAGCTTCAAGTTTGCAGAACGCAATCTCGCAGACGGCTTCACGGTGCCTAGCACTCTAATTGGAAGAGCAAGCTTGCCAAATCAAGCAACTACCAATATTATAGAGAGAGCTGGTATATGCGAAGATCACGGACTTACAAGATTCATTCCAAAGCGTGATATTGACGAAGCTGGGGAGAATCACGTCGGCGACTTAGTCACTGATGCACTGAGTGAAATTATGGACAGAGTGTTGCTTGGCAGAGAAAAGAGAGTAGCTGATATTACACAAAGTCCAGACAATTACCTTCCCAAAAAAGTCATAAGCACTGCTGCTGGCGATAAATTTAGCAGCCTAGATTCAAATCCACTCAAGTACTTGCTTGAATGTTTGGATAAAAACATTGTGCGTCCAAACAGAATGATTATAGGTGCAAAGGCATGGACTCAACTTCGCATGCACCCAGCCATAGTCAAAGCTATGAATGGCAATGCGGGCGGTTCTGGCGTTGCAACAAAAGAAATAGTTGCCAGCCTCTTGGAACTGGACGAAATTCTCGTTGGTAGAAGCTTGATCAATATAGCTAAAAAAGGCGCAGACCTTGATTTGCAGTTATGCTGGGGTGACAATGTAGCTCTGCATTACTATGAACCTATTGCAGATCAGAGCAATGGACTTGCGTGGGGTTTGACATTTCAGAGCGGCGATCGTGTAGCCACGACCCAATGGAAGGAAGAACTCGGATTGCATGGAGGCCACAACGTAAAGGCTGGCGCAAGCTGGGCTGAGGTTGTAACTGCAAAAGGCGCAGGAATGCTCTTGACCGGAGTTATCTAAGTGTACTGCACGTTGGAAGACATCAAGGCGCATTTGCCTGCAAAGGATATAGCCGAATTGTCAAATGACGGTCGTAACACCATCAATGAAGATGTTGTCGATGCGGCCATAAATGAATCTGGCGTGCTGATTGACTCTATGATAGGCGGCAGGTATTCTCTGCCGTTTCAAAACGTTCCACCTTTGCTAAAAAATATTTGCATTAATTTAAGCATTTACAATTTACAGCAAAGGCAAATAAATTTAGATGACAATTCCGGCATGCGCAAACGCTACGACAACGCAATGAAGTTGCTTGAAAAAATAGCCAGCGGAGAAATATTGCTGGGCGCTCCCATGCCGTCTGAAAGCCCGGGCTTTTTCGCAAGCTCAATGGTTGCAGGCGGCCCCGCTCAATTCACTATGGCTACAATGGGGAGTTTATGACAAACGCCGGAATGATAGAAGAGGCTTTGTGCGACTTTTTTCGTGCCGATACAGAGTTTGGACTTCCAATCGTAGAGGAATCGTCAAGACTTTTGCGGAATGCGCAACCGGGCATGAGCTGGAGCGTAAGCGGGGCGACTTTTGAAACAAGCGAAAGCGGCATTCTAATGGAAAAGATGAATGCCGTTTGCCTGGTTGTAACAAAAAATCAGGGCAGCGAAAAATACAGACGTGCCGAAGCTCACAAGATGAGCCAAGAAATAATATCAAAACTTTCTAAAGTTTCGGTGGTTTTGCCATTAGGTAAAACTGGAACTTTCGAGCCTGTTTCTTGGTCAGACATAACAGCTGATACAGAGTTCGATCAAACGCTTATGCTTGTGCGCATTGAGTTCTCCGTCTCAATGCCTGCACAAGCAAACCAAGAGCTTACAGAAGATGAAAAAGGGAATTCGCTCAAGGAAAATATAAGAGTTGGAGTTAAAAGATTGCTTGAAGCGAAATTTGGATATAGAACTTTGCCTACGCTTGCAAACTGGAAATTTCTAAGCAGCGATGAAACTTTAGCGAAAGTATTTTGGAGTGGAAATAGCGAAGCGATAGATACTTCAGTCCAAAGTTTTATGCGCCGCCAAGATACGCTTAACATAGTAATTGCCGTTCCGAATACGCAGGAAAACTGGCAAGATAAAACTTCGGCGGTTGAAGAGTCTTTTAACTATTCAATGCTTAACCGAGAAAGAATAAGACTTCACATGTCGGATAAAATAGACTTTATCGCTAGCGTGAGCATATCAGGAATAAGCGTAGAATATCCGGCATTGCCCGAAGCTTACGCCGTATCAAAAATATCATTAATCGTGCAATATGCGATTGTTAACCAAGGGGTTTAAAATGGAATTAGCCTTATACAAAAACAGAAGCCTAGGCCTTGCGCCGGAATCCGAGAATGGCGTTGCCGTTCCGGTCGATGCAAGCGGATACGGACTGGAGCTCACCGAGATCACGGCGGCGACAGAGCCTGAGCTGATAGAAAAAACCGTTTTCAAGGCGAGCATCTCTGCCGGGCCGTCAAGGGTTGGCAAAGTCAGCGCATCTGTTTCGGTGGCCGGAGAATTGAAAAACAGCGGAAAGCCTGGCGTTGTGCCAAAAGTTGACAGCATTCTGCAAGCCGCAAGGTTTGGCAGAGAGAATGTTCTCAAAATGACTATTTCCAATGCGCATGAATTAGACTCTCTCATTGCGGGCAAGAGCATTATAAGCTCTGACACAGGCAATGCAAAAGGTTTGGTTGTGGGCTTTGAAGATAATTACATCTACTACGTGCTAAAAGGAACTGCTTCATTCAGCGTTGGAGGCGTTGTTGAATCCGACGCATTCAGCGCAGAAGTTGCTGTTGTGAATGGAATTGGCGGTTTCCTCTATAGGCCTATGAGCGACGGTGATTCACAAAAGACATACACCATTGCAGTCAATGACGGCGGCCTCAAGAAAAACATTTACGGTGCCGCTTGCACTTTCACAATGGAACTCAGCACAGAATCCTATCCATCTTTCTCCGCCCAGTTTACGGGCATAGCTAGCAAAGAAGATTGGGGCACTCCGTTTGGAGAACTGCCGGACGGGATTGAGTGGGAAAGCCATCAGCCTGAAATGGTGGTGAATGGCAATGTGCGCATAGGCAAGGATTATGCTCCGATAACAAGCAGCGTAAGCGTTGATTCAGGCAATGAAGTATTTTTGATCTCGGATTTGAATAGCGATTCCTGGTACAGGTTCTCGGTAGTTACTGCGAGGAACGCAACCGCTACGGTAGCAATTACAGCAGACATAGAACAATCGGCGGCATTGTACCAAAAACTGTTCGCCGGCGAAGTCGCCTCAATGAGCTTCAAGATAGGCACCGGCGCTGGAAATCAGATAGACCTGCTTTTGCCAGCCGTTCAGTACACGGGCATCACCGAGAGTGACAGCAATTCAATGCTTGGGCAGGAAATAAGCCTCAAGCTAACCGGCGATGATTGCGAAATAATGCTTTGGTTCAGATAGGAGACTTAAAATGATTTGGAATAGCAGAAAGCCAAAAACTGTGGAAATTGATGGCGTTAAATGGACCATCAAGCCGTTTAACACTATTGAGCATACGGAATTTATTTGTAATCTAAGGGTACAGCCGGAGACTATCGAAGGGCGCATAAAGCATACTTACGAAACTTTTGAATGGATTTTAAATACTGCGGTAAAAGACATTGAAGGGCTAAAAGACGAAGATGGAAATCCTGTTGACTTCAGCTCTATTCCAAAAAATGAGCTTGCGTTAGGATTAAGTACGCGAGATTTTGATAACATTGTCAAGGCTTTGATAAAAATTAATACTATCCCCGAAGATATTAAAAAAAAATCATTGCAGCAGCCGGAATCTGGCACGGATACATAAAGAGTGAGGATAAGGAAGTTGAAATATGCGGAGAAAGAATAAGTGGCAAAATAGAGAATTACATATTCTCAGACGCAGGAGCGGACTTCCGCTTCCTTCTGGAATGCCTCTACTCTTTGGAAAGATCCGGCATACTGCCATATCCCGGCGGTCTCGCAAACCAACCCGCCGCTTTCGTGGATGCGCTGAAAGCCTGGAACGCTGCACCCAGCATATTCGCAAAACAAAAAGAACGCTTGAAAGACATGATGAAGCGGATGGGGGCTTACAATGGCAAACGATCTAAAAATTAAGATTACTGCAGATGGGGCTCAGGAGGTCGAAAAAAACCTTAAGAAGGTAAGTTCTATTTTCGGCGATTTAGACAAAAACTCAAAGCAAGCTGCTACGGCCATAAATAATTTAAAGACTGCCTTCGACATGAAAGGCATGGCGGCTGGAGCTGCTTCAGTTGCTGTAGGGGCTTTGGCGGCGCAACTAACTGGAAAGGCGTTTAGCGCAGTAAAGAATTTCGGAGCTGAGGTACTCAGGGAAGCGGATCATTTCCGCAAGCTGTCTGAAACAATGGGCATATCCATAGAAGATGTCGCTGGCTTGGACAGGGCGGCCAGTCAAGCTGGAGTGTCCGCTGAATCACTCTCAATGGCGATGCAGGGAGTTGTTGGCGCGTTAGATACCGATGAGACTTCTAGCCAACGCAAAGCTCTTGAGAAATTGGGAGTATCCCTAAAAGATGCAAATGGCCTGTATGTTGATCAAAAGGAAGCATTACTTCGCATTTCCGACGCTTTCGCAAAAGAAACTGATACGACCAAAAAGGCGAATATAGCTAAAGAAGCTTTTGGAAAGTCAAGCAAAGAGATGATTCCCTTTTTGAATCAAGGGAGAGAGGCGTTAGAAAAGCAAGTAAAGGCTTACGGCGATGCGAGCGGCTACAACTTGGATTACGCCAAAAATGTTGAAAAGCTGAACAGCTCGCTCCAAGAAGTCGAGATAGCGGCCAAGGGCGCATTGGTCGCATTTTCGGACTCGGCTTTGTTTAAAGCAGCGATACAAGGAATATCAGACTTATCCAACTCATGGGTGAAATTTTTAGGCGAGCTCAAAAGCAAAGAGGTGATGGCTGAATTTGTCAAATCGAACGGCCAGATGGAAGCGGCTGCAACTCGCATGGTTGATCTCCAAAATGCCCTGAATAAGGCAAGGAGCGAAAAAGCAAGTGACAAAGAAATAAATAGATTAAGCGCAGAGCTGGAAGGGGCTAAAAATGTTTACAAGTGGACCAGGCAGCAGAAAGAGCTGGATAGACAGGCGGCAGCAGAGAAGGCTGATGCGGATGCAAAAAGAAAGCTTGCAAATCAGCAAGAAGATGAAAGTGCAGAAAAAAGAAAGAAAAATACCGAAGCGGCGAGAGCTGCCACCGAGGCAGAAAACAAAGCTCTTGACAACTGGCTTGCAAATTACCAAAAATCAAAAATGAGCGAAACGGAAATTGCACAAGCGGCTTACGATGAGCAAGAAAGACAATTCAATATGTTGCTTACGAAAAATAAAATAACTTATGATGATTTTGAAAAATACATAAAGGCTGCTGCCGATGATTTGGATGTGAAAATTAAACTGATAGACGCTGGAGAAACAAAAGCTTTCTGGGCAGAAATTGAGCGGCAGGAAAAAAGCACCCAAGAGCAGCTATTGCGCATTAGAGAAGCAGTCGCCAAAACAGATGCTGAACGTGATGAAATCGCTCTTGACCGGATAGAGCAAAAGTATAAAGCTGAATTAGCCTTAGCAAAAGAAAATGGAATAGCAATAGCTGACGTTGAAAAAGCCAAAGATGCGGAAATTGAGGCTGTGGAAAAACAAGCGGTGGAGAGGAGGCGGGCTAAGATTGAATATGAATTGCAGTTACGGGAAACTGCTGCGGCCACCGAAGAAGAGCGCGTAAAATTACAAATTGAGCGCATGCACGCTAAGTATGACGCCGAAGCGGAAAGAGCAGGGCAAAACGCAGCTTTGCTGTATCAGATTGAAAGCGCACGAATTGCCGAAGCTGAAAGGCTTGAAAATCAGCTTTTGCAAACAAAGTTGAGTGCCGCTGCCCAATACACAAGTGCGATAGGAAATGTGGCTAAAGCCGCCGCTCATTTTGGCAAAGCTGGTGGCAACACTATGAAAGCCATAGCAGTTACAGAAGCTACAATAAACACTTATTTGGCCGCAACAAAAGCAATGGCATCAGCTCCTTGGCCAATGAATCTTGTTTTGGCGGCGGGAGCAACTGCTGCCGGAATGGTGCAAGTGTCCAACATAAAAGCGCAGAAATTTGCTAGAGGCGGCGTTGTGGAAGGAAACTCCCTCTTTGGCGATCATGTGCCGGTGAGAGCGAATTCCGGTGAAATGATATTCAATAAAGAGCAGCAGAGACAGTTGCTTGAAATTGCAAATGGCAGGCGAAATGGTGGCGAGCAGATCACAATAAATTTTGCGCCGGAAATTCCGCAGGGATCAAATGCAACGGACATAAAAAAGTTTTTCCGTGAGAATCAACCTTGGTTCAACTCAATGCTGGCAAACAGCATTTCAAAAGGGTTAACATCAGCGGGAGTTTTCGCATGATAATAGATGGCATACAGGCGAATATAATTGATTCGGTTATTGCATACGAGAGCGGAATAATATGGAAGGCCGCAAATAGGCGTGTGGAGGCTATAGATTACGGCGGTGATACAGATCACATATCTGCTAAAATTTCCGTATGGGGAACCGTTGCAGATATAGCTGATTTTAGAACTGCCTTAGAGATTGCTACATGCAAAGAAATGATTTTCACCAAAGGAGAGAAACCTTTCGGGCCGGCGTTTGACTGCGAGGGTAGCGCAGAATATCTGATAATAGGCATAGATGACATGATGACCACAGACAAAGGTGTTGCTCAGATGGCGTTTCAAATAGCCGCATCTCCGGCGAACCTTAACCAGGCGTATAACGACATTGAATTTAATTTAGCGAATTTTGCTGTGCAAGAAGTGAGCAGAAAATCGGAAGAGGGCAAGTCCATATTTCAAAAAGAAATCGGATGGGATGCGCTACGGCACGGCTGGAATAGGCCCGAATTTACCATATCGCTGTTGGCAAACTCGCAGATTATGGGTGGAACCATATCGTGGCTTACAAAACTCAGGACAAGCTCCTTTATGGTTAGCTGCAATAACTCTATGATCCTGATAGATGATCAGGTTGAAATCTCAGCTTGCACATCGTTTGGTAATTTGCGTAGGCTTGGCAATACAGGCATGTGGCAAGCGGATTTTGATTTTGTGAGGGCAGAGCATGCTGATAATCTATAAATTGCTGATTGATACCGAAAGATTGGATTTGCAGGATGATCCTTCAATAGGCTTTCAAGGTGGCATTTACCACTTTTCAACTGTTCGCTTAAACGGGTTTCACGACTGCTTTGATGGCGATAGTTTTTCCGAAATCTCGCAACAAAACGCAATCTTGAAGGGTGGCGAACTATCGCTGATGGAAGACGTGCAGATAAAGATCGTATCAAAAAAAGTATTGTCTCATATCATGCGATACGAAATTGATTTGCTTGGCAGCAGGGTTTCCATGAGCATTGCGATTGGCGATGCAGATAAGACTGTATTTGAAAATATGCTAGTATCCGCCTATCCGCAATTAGATGAAATATCGCTAGAGATAACGCTGAAGGATGCCGCATTTGCCAAAGCTGAATTGGCCAACCTAAAAATTCCCCAAGGCTTCGGAGGTAAAAGCCAGTTAGAAACATCTTACGGCGAAGAGTGCCTGCTAAAACTGTACAGGCAAAATGTTCCGGGTGAGCCGATAAGCCAGGGAGTTAGGCGGGTGCAAACTGACTTCACTCAAGAGCTTGAGCAGCAAATGCGAAACTTCCCACTTTTCACCGCTAGGGGCAGGCCGACTTTTACTCAAAATTTTACGCTACGCAGAGTGCTAAATGCCGGATCCGGTCGACCAGCCGAAGTGATTGCGCCATTCTATCATTCGGAGGATTCCTGGCTGGGGCCAGAACTTTTTGGCGTGGTTGGACGATACATTGAAATATGTGCAGGAAAAGGAAAGGGTAATGTGTATAGAATTACGCGAGTACATACGCAGGAAAACGTAGCTGGACCCATAATCACCCTAGACAGACCTGTAGAAGATGGCGAAATATTAGATCCTGAAATTGCCGAAGCAATGGGACTGGGCAGAATACCTGTAGCAATGAAGTATAGCTATAATCAAGATGACAATACCACATCCATAAAAAACCCTATACGCCGATTTTACAAGAGTTCGACATGGGACATTCACCTGTTGGATGACATTATAGAGGAAGGCAATCCTGTATTTCGATTTGTGGACGCGACAAATAAATATGCCGTACCCCGACTGATCAAAGAAATAGAGCCAATACAAAACTTGGATGGATACAGAGCGAAAGTAACTCAAGCGGACGGCTCTTTTTCTGACGCGGTTGTCAATTTAAATTTGCTCGAAGCTAAGGATAGATATTTAATTTATGAATTTCCGACTAGCCCACAGGGTAAAACAAATTTAACTCGCGTTGGCGAGCATCAACCGCGATGGAAAATAGAGCATAGGAATACTGCAGTTCGGGCATATTATCCAGACTCGCAGACCGGACTTGGAGCGCAGCTTCTTTACGTTGGCATGCCAAGCGAAGGTGCCGAGGTGCCGAGAGATTCGGAAGATTTCAGTACGCAGTTGCCTCTTGCCATTCAAGTGGACACGGGACGTCTCGTTGTGGGTGCGGGAGTGGACGCGTCTATTTATTGGCGCATAGATGATCTGCCGCATGACGCAAAATGCAAAATTAGGATAAGATTCTCTTTCGAGATAGGTTTTAATGCAAATATAGCGTTGCGAGCATTGCTGGTTGATGATGTGGGGACCGTCATAGAAGCGAAAAATTACAACATAAGGGCTGATGAAGATAGAAATCCAGTCGATGACCGCATGCTTTATGCGCCAGGCACGAAAATATCGCTAACGCATAATAAAACAACGAGTTCCTATCCGTCCACTCCAACCCCTGAACTTGATGACCTGCTCATTAAATTGAGAAATCTATTAGTCTTCAACTACAATGGCAACGCTAAGTATATATACTTGCAGATGTTTTTTGGCGGCCCTATGCATGATAACTCATCTATAGAAGCATTGCGATTTGCGGCACTGCCTGTTGCGTACGAGCAGGAGATAGATGTAGATGCTATGCAGCTTATAGGTAGAGATGTTAGAGATGCAACTGGGCAAAACAGAGATATAGCCAGGAGAACAAAACAACTATGCTTAGACTGCGGTATAAAAGTCGATGAGCAGAGCTTCAACGATGTCGGCGATAAAATACTATCCGTAAACTCGAATCACGAAAATTCAATCCCATTCATACCCTTCGTTCACGGCGATAAATTCATAGATAAATTAGCTGAAATATGCCGTGCCGCAAACTTTTCAATATACAGCGATGGATCAAGACTGCGCGCCAAATACTTCTTTGATTCAAGTAGCGAGGAATTGGCAATAACATCGCGGGAAGTTATAAAGGGCAGCGTAACCGTCAGACCTGCCGCATTCAATTCTATCGCTACAGAATGGAATTTTTCCGCAAATACTTGGGGTGGCGCAAAAACACTCTCCCTAGAAGCTACTGAAGAGTTTCCCGGCGGGGACTGGCAAGTGTCGGGACGTGGTTTTGTTGGGTCTCTGAGCCATGTAGAGTACATAACTGAGCGCAACATGCCGAGCTTTGGCATTTGGTTTCCAAGGTATAGCGGTCCCGGCGATATTATTGATTCTATTCGTGTGGGCAGCAAATATAGAATAGATTTGAGCAGTGGCACGAGAATTGGAGTTTGCATTCTAAGCAGCTTGAGAATATCTGAAGATCGCTACGAAATGCTATTCTCGGCAGATTCTCTACATTCCGTTCAGCCACTCTCGGCAGTACCGAATGGAGCGAACATATCTGCGGTTCCGCTAATGCAAGAGCCGCAGTGGCGCGAAGCGGTAAGTGGTACTTTGGATATTGACGAAAGTTCAGCGCATGATCTGTGGGACATATCCAATAAAGCTTTCAGCAAAACAAAGCGGAGAGCCAAACTTGACGAAAGGTACACGAGGCATCAAATAGCTGCCTTTGGCAACGATGAATCTTGGCTGGAAAATTTTCTGAAGGTTGCCGAATACAACGCATTTGCAAAAACAATAGTTTCTTTCAAGGTGCCAATTAACTGTCTGCCGGGAGAGAGTCTCGCCAGCATGCTACTTAAGCGAGTCGTGCTAAAATTTGAGAGGTTCCGAAGCAATAATCTTGAAGGTTGGATAATAGGCTACTCTCTTATACCCACAGAGAACGTGGTGCAAATCGAAGTTGTGAACGCGCAGCCCATTAAGAATATACTTTGGCTTGACGAGAATATATTAGAAAATCAATTGGTAGTGAATGAAGTAGATGTCGCGGCAGAAGTTTATTCGGAGGCTTAAAGTTTGTCAGTTCAAGCAGCAATAGTAATCCGCAGGATAACTCCCTACAGCGATTCGCTCACTTCCGCGAGTAGCACGCGATTGCTTGAGCGTGGCCAGTGGGGATTTGCCACGAAAGACCAAGAGCTTGTAATAAGGGATTTAGAAGGCGAATTTCACTTCATAAAAACCGAAACTGCAATGCTTAAAAGCGTTTTGGTTAAAGCTCCAGTGTTAGCGGTAGCCGATCTACCTCAAGATGACGAACTCGGTACTTTAAGGCTGGTTTCAACTACTGCAACCTACTTCTTTAGGGCCGGCCTTGAATGGGTTAAAATCCCAGATATAGCATGGATTAACGAGCGATTAAATGCCAAACAAGATAAACTTAACCGCAACATCTCTTTAACCGGCAAAGTGACCGGAAGTGTAATGGACACAGGCGGCACATTAAACATTGCAACGGCAATAGCACTGGCTGCCACCGACATCCCCGATCTTGATGCATCAAAAATCACAACAGGCAAATTTGCAGATGTCAGAATTGCGAGCGCGGAAATTTGGAATGCAAAGCAAAACGCGCTCAACCGCGCAATCTCACTTACCGGCAAAGTGACCGGAAGCGTAACCGACACAGGCGGCACACTAAACATTGCAACGGCAATAGCATTAACGGCTACCGACATCCCCGATCTTGATGCATCAAAAATCACAACAGGTAAATTTGCAGATGTCAGAATTGCGAGCGCGGAAAATTGGAACGCAAAGCAAAATGCACTCAACCGCGCAATATCACTTACCGGCAAAGTGACCGGAAGTGTAATGGACATAGGCGGCACACTAAACATTGCAACGGCAATAGCGTTAGCAGCTACCGACATACCAGATTTAGATGCAGCGAAAATCACAACAGGCAAATTTGCAGATGTCAGAATTGCGAGCGCGGAAATTTGGAATGCAAAGCAAAACGCGCTCAACCGCGCAATCTCACTTACCGGCAAAGTGACCGGAAGCGTAACCGACACAGGCGGCACACTAAACATTGCAACGGCAATAGCATTAACGGCTACCGACATCCCCGATCTTGATGCATCAAAAATCACAACAGGTAAATTTGCAGATGTCAGAATTGCGAGCGCGGAAAATTGGAACGCAAAGCAAAATGCACTCAACCGCGCAATATCACTTACCGGCAAAGTGACCGGAAGTGTAATGGACATAGGCGGCACA